ATCGGTTACACGGATGTGGTCTTTTTCGCATTATATCACCTCCTTTTATAGTTATGATTCCTTTTTTACTAATTCATTTACAACTTTATTTTGCTTTATGCTTATATTATATATCTGTATTTCTTTACGTCAAGGGGTTTTTATTAGGTCTCGAGACTCAATTTTGAATAAAAATGGCGGGATCTTTCGACCCCGCCTTCGGTTGGCTGAGGAGAGGAGGAGTAAAACCTCAGCCCTACTGTGCGCTACGCACCCAGCAATAAGACTATAGCCATCACAACAACTAAAGCTGCAATAAAAACTGCTTGCTTCTTCGTAAGTGTTACTTTCTTATCCGACATTATACCACCTCCCTAATCCCCAGTCAAGTATCCGACACCAAANCCAAGNANAAAGCCNAGAANNCCNCCNCGANCATAACCTTTGCTATAAGAACGTGACAACTCTTTATTCATGTTATCCTGTAATAATCTTAAATTTTCTTCTGTAATGGACAATTGTCGTTCTAACTCGGCATTTGCTTTATTAGCTTCTTCCATAGCTTCTTGCAATTGCTGTTCAATAGTTGCTATGCGATATTTGAATATTTGGAGCTCCTCGTGTTCAGCCATCGCTCCAGTTAGCACGTTTCGTCCCCAATCCCACGGCGCTGCAATTAAAGGATCAGTAACGGTATAACCTGGTAAAAGCTTTCTCCATCCTTCATTCCAGTTCGACTCGTTCGACCACGATGGAGGAGTAACTATTAAGCTTATCAAGAAACTCATCATCAGAAACAAACCTAATTTCTTTAACATATTCATCTCCTGCCTTCTCGGCACTTATTGAAACATCTTTTATTTCTTGCGCTATTTTGTCGATCTTTTTAAGCGCTTCTTCACTCTCACGTAACGCTTGCTTTGTTTCCTCGATCGTCTCTTGCGCTTTGATTAACGTTTCTTGCGTTGATGTATGATTATACCAAAGAAAGACAGCACTTAATAGGATTACAGCAATTATGATCAACCAGAAAGCTTTCGAATTCATTTATTCACCTTCTTTCTTTTGTCGAGTCAATCTTATGCTCGTATGCTGACTTACCAAAGTAACCTACAATGATTGTGCTGCCAAGCCACTTGAGCAAGTCCGCCGATCGTTCAGTCAGTGGACATAATGACGTGACATCGAGCACTATAAGGACGCAAGTGAATATGGTAAAGCATAATGCTATAAGCTTTGTAAGTGGTAGCTTCCTTATCTTGTCATTAAACGGCATCCTATTCACCTAACGACTTCAATACTACAGTTATGATAGTTGCAACGAGTCCTCCCACACCGCCAGCAGCGGCCACCATGCCCGTGAGCTTGGAGTTGCTCATACTAACCTTCCACAACTTTTCTGGTACGTCTCTCAGTGCCCCAAGCTCACCCTCTACAGTTCTAATTCTCATCTCGTGATTTTCTATAGTCTTTTCATATCGATTGAATTGATGTTCACGTTCTGACATCTGCGTTTCTATCTTTGTGAGTCTATCGTAGATGCGGCCAAATGAAGTTCTGCTTTCATCGCTCAATGTTTGCAATTGCTTCGACAAGTCGCTCAATGCTTCCCTCAAAGCCTCAATTTCCGTCATCGTCATCGTTCCACCGTCCTTTCAAAGGCCTGCTTGCTGTTTTAATTTAAAAACTCGATTAAGCCAACCTCGTAGGAATTTTTCTTGAGATCTATTGTTGTTCACAATCGACGAATAAAGCTCTACCCTGTTTAGAAGTACGTCGATACAAAGATACCGTATATTCGAATTAGGATACATGCCAGGTACAATGCCTAGTCCCACATAATCATTAACCGCTCGCAATGTCAACGGCCCAATTATACCATCGACGGCCAGTTCGGTATATGGTAGCAATACGTTCAATGATTTTTGTAACAGTTTAACGGCAGCGTTAGGCCCATGGTTAACGGCTGAATCGAACATNATGAGGTCTAAGGGATGTGGTAAGCTGTCAGCTTGTACGGCATCCCAGTAACCCTTCTTGTATATAATTTTAGCATGTTCTATCTTTAAGTTTTGAAGTGTGACGTTAAACGGAATCCATCCTTTAACTTTTGCTGAGTTTAAGGTGCTAGCGGTAATACCATAATTAGTTTCACCGCCTTTGTCGGCTGGGTCATTGACATAGCCACCTTCAAACCCAAGCACTATTTTGAATGCATCTTCGAACCTCATGTTTACCACTCGATTTCATTTAATTCTTCAATTGTGGTCGCTACTTCGACTTGTTCGTGTAGTGCTTTTTCCTTCTGGTATAGTCCTTGCAGAAATGTTTGGAATTCATTATACAATGCTATGAAGTCTGAAGCTGTCATCTCAAGCCATCCTGTTTTTGTTTTCCACGTTACGGTAAAATTAGGATCGCTTAAACTTGCCATGTATGCTTGGAATACCCTGTTTTGAGACTCACGGTCACTGTGAAATTCATGACCTTTATAGATATATCCTCCAGTTTCTTCTTGCCAGCGGGCGTTGGCAAGTTCCTGTAGTTTGCCACGCTTGAGAGAGATTATATCTACGTTCCCATAAATAGGGTTACCATCATTACCCCATGATATTGGTTCAGGGAATTCATCTATTGGCATAATATATTCATCAGATGAAGCATAGTGCGCAAATATATCATCATTTATTTCACTATAATTTATGCCTGTATATTTACCGTCTTTTATAACTGTATAATTCATTTGGGACCTCCTTATCCTATCTTTTTAATACGTACACGAGTATAAATTTCTGTACCAAAATCTGTAGCTCTTCCAAACCCATAGGTATCTTTTGTAATTCCGCATATATGACGTATTTCAAACGATGTTGGAGATGTAATTGTGATAACAGTTACCAACTGATACAGTCGTAATATCATTTGGCGCAGTCACAGAAATACCATCACACGCATTAGTGCCATATGCTACTATAGTTGATGTAGTATAATTATATAATGCTGACTTATGCCTAAATACCCAAAAAGCTGGTGCATCCCAATCAATACAATAAGTTCCTGCTGGGAGTGTAAATCTATTGCCATCTAAAGATGCGAGAGAGTTGTGGTTAAAAACCAATGTGTTAAGATCCNGTGTTCGCCAAGCACCTGAGGNAAATGTCCCCCCNNNTGTCCCCTTTGGTTTTNGGTCTTCTATNATNACGTCCCAGATGATTGTACTTATCCCTTCCATACTTCCTTCTAAATCGTCCACTCTATCTTCTAAATCGTCCACTCTATCTTCTAAAATATTTACATCATTTTTTAAAACATCTATGTCGTTATCTAACATGTTAACTTTATCGTCTAAATAATATATTTTATTACGTTCTTCGAGAGTCATTATTTTAGTGTTANNACCTTCAGTCATATTATCCATATGGAAANCATCTGCGCTTACAGAACGAGGATCGTAGATAGGTTTACNCATTATTTCTACCCATCCATCAGCAGTGTATATGAACAGTTTTTTTAAGTCTGTTCGATAGCAAGGTTGCCCAACNACNGGNGCTGGGTTTGTTGGGAACGAGTCACCCGAAAACATTGACCTTAAAGTGTTATCATTATCAATCTGATCGATGTTATCTTGCAAGATATTCGTAGCCGCCGTTGGCCTTGTTGCTCTAAATATTTGCATTATCATTCATCTCCTTTAATATCCTCTTACTGTAATTTGTACATCGTGTGCCACCGGTTGTCCTTCTTTGTTATAACACTCTATCGTAAATCCTTCTTCTGATACATTAGTAACGTATGGAAACACCTCCCCCCGACCGTCTCTTATAATTGGCGTAATTTCTTTTGGAGGAAAATAAAACTCTTTACCGTAATCTTCTACAAAGTTGATTGTTCTCCCNCCTACGGGTACATGTACAATGTCGATTATCTCAATGTCTGGCACATCATATATCTGGTGTAATTTAGTAATCATTAAACTATATGGCGTGCCGACTGGGGTTAATGTATATCTATATTGAATGTATCGAAACACCTTATCTCCCTGAACGTACATTTCCCAGTCTGTCCAATTTACATTGTCATCGCTAAATCTCACTTCAATTTCTTGTTTGACATCGACGGTGCTAGTGCTATAGGTAGCACTTGGAAATTCGCCATATGTCATATTAATTACAGCCCCATATGTTAGTGTGGAGAAGTTCGCTTCGTAAGCAAAGTCATATCGAATCGTAGTTTTACCAACTTTACCTGTATCAACAACCGGCGATATTACTTGAAAGTAATCAGCTTCGGTATCTGCTACAAGCACTCCATCTGCCCGTCGGGACAAGTTAATTAATGTACCCAATTTGCTTTCAATATCGTCTCGTTCAAAAATTATGTTGAATGTCTCGTTTACCCCTTGTATAGTGATAACGCTTGAAGCTGCCGTTTCGGATAACTGATTAGCGTTGTCGACGATCTTCACCCATACCGTTGTGGTGCCATCCATAACTCCTGAGAATTCAAATGGGAAGGATGGAAACCTTCCTACGAAATTGGCATTATGCCATGACGTGCCGCCTATACGGCATTCTAATTCTTTAATGTCAGGTATATCGGGTAACACCCCATTAACCACAATAGACGTACCTTTTGACAGTACAGTAATTTTAGTCGGCGGCGGTGGTGGAGCGTCAATGCCAATAACCATGATTTCTCTTTCAGCCGGCTCAGACCAATCACCAAAGACCGACTTGGTGGTAACTCGTATAGTTAGCGTGCTAATAGGCACACTTGTGATTGTATATTTCATTGTACCTGTTTCTTGAGCCTCTACTGTATCAAGATATTTAACTATACTACCTTCTAACATCTCAACACGATAAGAAGCAACTCGTGCTCCGTAATTAGGCGATGGATCCCATGTTATGTCAAGGTTTGCGATGTGAATACCGCTTTTAGTTTTATACCCCCACTCCACAACCTTTAGGTTCTGCGGAGGTAATACTTCAAATGGAGTTGGTAATCCAGTATCGATTGCAGGATAAACATCTAACGCAACATCGTTGTATGCGTTAGGCACATATTCCGAAGCCGTAACAACGATCGTATCGTCATCGTAGTCGTCGACCTTTACAACTCGGAACCATTTATTATCCCAACCTGGTAAATCGTGCGTTATTGATATTACGTCTCCAGCTTCAATGTCACTGTCTTTGATTGACAAAGCAAATTGACAGGCATTTCGTGATCCCTTCGCAATATCGATAAGGTAAGCGCCCATACGTCCTGCCTGTTCAGGTCTCGTGATGCCTAAAAGCGAATATCTTCGCTCTACAATCCCTCGTTCGGCAATGTCTTCTTCATCTTCGAATACGGACACTACTTGCTCCCAATGCTGGTTGGGATCCGTCCATTCAATTACTACTCTGTTGTATATCTCATCATCGGGTCGCTGCCACCACGTGAAGCTGCCTTCAATGATATTATCTGGTCCCACGGCTTTATATGGAGCTTCAACCGGTTTATCTATGAAAAGCGCTATTTTCTCTCTCGCCAGTAAAGCACCTCTAAAACATGACAAAACGTCAGCAAGATGGTCAATCGCTCTTTTTTGAGTGTCGATCACATAGTCAAGCGTGAAGCGTGGCCCACCGCTGACAAGTTCATCACAATATGCTGCTGCTTCTTTGAACGAATCTAGGTCTATCAACTCACGAGGTAAACCAAGCCCAACAGGTTCATATCTTCCCGCTTCAGGGTCATAATAAGTTCCGGTTAGAATATCGTACACAATCCAAGCAGGATTAGTAGTGTATTTAACGCCATCAGGAGTCCAAACCTTGCGTCCTTTTGCTATACATGTGATAGTTGGGTTACCCGATATCTTTTTGCTAGCTTTTAACGTTACTGCTAAATAAGCTGTATTGGGATATCGTTTCCCACCTAAAGACCTTGAATCCGCCTGTTGTGTCTCTGTTCCACGATAAATGTTTAGCGAACAACCTTCGGGATTCCCCGAAGATCCTACATTCAATGATAACTCGTTTACTTTAACATCCGATATAGACTCAAATTCGCCCAATCCAAGCGCAATCAGCATGTCTTGTTTTGTCTTTTGATCATCCAAGAAACGTTGCATAATCACATTTCCTGCCAACCTTACTCGCCCGTAAACGAGTGGAACTGGTAGTTTCTGTGACCTCGTGTTCTGAATTTGACCGAAAGAATATGTAGGACTAGTAGAGCCAGCAGTGAAACCCGAAAAACCAGTGTCTGGCTTGTCGAACAATGATCCCAAAGCCGCCCCAGCTGCCCACATAGTACCAGCTGAGAAGCCAGCAATGATAATTCCCGAAGCCCCTGCTACTGCTCCAACTACCGCTCCAATTAATGCTCCTATACCCATTTATGCTCACCACCCTTACCAAATCGCCAGTATGCTACGTTGTTGTTATTAGGAATTTTACGTGTTAATCGNGATCGAGTGTTTTCGCTGATATGAAGCATCCTACCATCGACAAATAGCCCGTAATGAACATATCCAGGTGAAAGTCGTAATGAGATTACATCACCGTTGGTGGGTTTATTTACCTGTAAAGCTAACAGCGGCAAATCCTGTAATACCTTGATTGTAATATCTAAGTTATTTGTTTCATCGTACTCCCATATATCAGGTATTTCTATTCCATATAGATAGTAAGCTGCTAACATACAAAGACCACCGCAATCAATCCCATTAAAGTCTCGTCCTCTAATTCTCCATGGAAGACCAATAAAATCTACCAGTTTCATCGCTGTAACGTCCTCGGGTCTTTGGCGCTCGGGATGTAAGGATAATGCTTTGAGTCATAAAGACGTTTTGGTATTCGTGAATATAATGAATAGCCGTTTGTGACTCTTAATTTTATCATATGCTCGTTGATACGTGCTTCTCTGATCGGTCCAGCAAACCGCATAATAGCTCCTTCAGGCGAGTGAAGCACGCTTCTTTCCGCTGTCAGCACATGTACTTGGGTACCGTGAAGTTTGTAATATTGTGCTGCTGCTGAAAATGTACGATCGACATTATCAATCGTAACTTCTACTTCGCTCAGCGTATTATCGGTCGACACTTCCACGTGGTCGTATCTCACGTTGCAACAAACGTAATCTTGAGGATTACCATGCTCATCGAAAAAATCTATCGTCAGGACGTTTGGTTCTTGATAATCAGTTAGATAAAGCGATTGTGTTGATCCGTCAATTATATGTTTCAAATTAAGAATTCTTACTAACAATACTGGCGCAACTTCGTCTTTAGAAGCCGCCACATGAAAAGTACTACTGCCCCTAGGCATTTATTCAATCACCTCTTGAATTACTAGCTCACATTCAGCAAACATCTTGCCTTGATAAGATGTTCTAAGCGAATTAGCTTCAAATCGAACTCTGATTGGCGAACTCGCCCCTGGTGGAGTCCATTCAAAAGCTTCATAAGATCCTTTACGCTCGTTAAAGAACTCCACGATGCGATTAATTCGACTCGGTGTCTGTCGAAATGTGAGTTTCCATTTACGTGGTCTTTTCCCTTTATAACGCCTTTGTTCTCGCCCGCTTTCGAAAGTTGATACCAATACATTATGGTCTGTTGTGTATTCAAAGACATAGTATGGAGGATAACTAAA